GCTGCATCAGATCTTAAATAATAAAGAGACTTTAGTTTGTGCATACCTGCCCAGTGTACATCATTTAAGTACTGTAAGAAATCATTATGTGTATCTTGATCTGATTCTATGGGAGGAGCTTTGAAAAATAAATTTACACTTTGACTCTGACAAATATATTTCTGACGCATAGAAGCATGTTCTATAATCCATATCTGATTTATTTCTGGTGCAGTTTTAAATATTTCTTTTTGATCATCAGTCAATATATCTAAGTGCTGCACTGAGCCTTCATGTGCTGCGATGTCTTTCCATACCTCATCACGTTTCTTTTGAGTAGGTAAAAGCTCAAATAATAAATCATCGAGATATTTATTCTTAACTTTAAAGCTTCCGGTAAGAGTCTTATGTGTATATACATTAGCTCTGTTAGGCTCTATAGAGGGGCTTGTACCCCCACATATAATAGAACTAGAAGCGTTAGGAGCCACAGCAAGTAAGTGAGCGTTACGTTTATTACTACCCTTCATGTCTGGGGCTTCACCTCTTTCTTCTGCTAGTCGCTTAGATGCTAACTCTGCCCTATCTTTAATTAAAGAAAAAGATTTATTATTAAAAGAAGAAGCATACATACTTTCAAAAGCAATGTTATTTTTCTGCAGATAACTATGAAAACCCATAGCTCCTAATCCTATAGACCGTTCTCTCATGGCTGAGTAGGCTGCTCTTTTATAACCTTCTTGTCCTGCTACCGAGTCAATAAAGTTTTCTAATACGTTATCTAGCATTGTTACAAGATCACTAATAAAGTTTTCATCTTGCGACCAATCATCATAGTACTCTAAGTTTACACTAGATAAGCAGCAAACGGCTGTCCTATCTTCATTAGTAGGTAAGGTTATTTCAGAGCAAAGATTACTCTGCTTTATTTCTAAACCTAATTTCTTTTGTTCAAGGGGCAGGGCATCATTACAAGTATCAATGTTTACTATGTAAGGCTCTCCAGTTTCCATTCTAGTTTGTATTATTTGGAACCATAAATCTCTAGCCTGTACTATCTTTACTGCGGTGTTGGTCTTAGGATCTATAAGTCTCCATTCTAAATTTTCTTCTACAGCATTTAAGAACTCATTAGTTATATTGATTCCGTTGTGAAGGTTTAAACATTTTCTATTTAAGTCTCCTCCTGTAGTCTTACGCATGTTTATAAATTCTTCTACTTCTGGATGAGATATATCTAAGTATGCTGCATAGCTACCGCGCCTAGTAATGCCTTGATTAAAAGCTAACATCTGGGAGTCTACTACGTGCATAAAAGGGATAGATCCAGTAGACCTACTACCGTTAGAAGTATCCACCCCATTGCTACGAACACTACCCCAATATCCACCAATGCCTCCACCTCCACTTGCAAGCCATATGTTCTCATCATAATGGCTAGATAAACCATCCCTAGAATCAGGTACGTAATTGAGAAAGCAGCTGATAGGTAAACCGCGAGAGGTTCCCCCGTTAGAAAGTATAGGAGTACTGAAGCTAAACCAGTGCTGACTAGCGTAGTTGTAAAGTCTCTGTCCAAGATCGAAATCAATGTGTCCTTTATAAGTAGCACCAAAAATACTGGCGCGAGCAAAAGCTTGTTGAGCATGGGTTTCTCCTTCCCATAAGTACCTATCTATAATAGTTTGCTTACTAAAATTATTCAGTGTTATGTCTTTATCATAATCAATATGAATACCTAAGTATGGCTGCACTCCAATTTTATCAGTCATTAATATTCTTTCCTATTTCTTGTATAAGTTTTTGAAGATACCACTGAGCTTTCTTTAAATCTTTTATTTTATCTTTGTATTTGTATCGCCATACATATTTTATTACGTTGCCACGCAAGTAACCTTCATACTCTTCTTTAGTTGAAGCAGCTTCAATAGCTTCAATACATTCTACCTTACCATTATTATAATGTACTGGGTGATTTACATCATCTTTTTTTAAAGTTAAAGGTTTATCTTTATTAAACCCTGTGCCTAATCTAGCAGTTATTGAATCTTTAGCTACTTTACTCCATTCTTCAGGTGTTACATCATCAATGCTCATAGTATCTCCTATTCACTTTCAATATTTAAAGTATTATCTTTACGGTAATTCATATCTACCCACTCACTAGGTAAAGAATCTTCACTGTACCATTTAAAGTTATTGGCAGAAGCCCACTCACCATGACTTCTTTTAGTGCCATCTTTCCTGCGTTTAGCTTGTGGCATTGGAGCAGAGGGGTTGGCAAACAAAAAGACTAGCTGTGTGTTAGGCGGTAATGCTTTGTTAATCCATATGTATTTACTGTACTCAGCAAAATCCCAGAACCTACCTTTAGCTTCTAAAAGAATTATCTGATTACCCATTATCCTAACAAAGTCAGGTTCATATACATGTTCTATTATGTAGGCTACTTCTTTAGTATGATGATCCCATTCTTTTAACAATCCCTTGTGTAGATCGTGTTCCCAATTAGAATCATAACTAGGAGGGACATTTTTTTCTTTAGGTCTTTTAACTCTAGGTTTTCTAAAGCCCTTACGAATTGTTTTCTTCAATGTCTTTTAACCTCACTGCGGTTACATCTATATGAGTTTTACGAACTAAAGCTTTTACTTTTTTAACTGTCCACTTGAAAGAGTAAGCACTTAATCTTAATTGATTGTTAGCAAAGAGGTGTGTTTGTGGAGATAAATAAGAAAGAATATTATTCTCATTAACATTCTCTGATTCATCTTTGGACACTAAACTTTTAAACCACTCAACTAAAATAACTTTAGATTGTTTCCGTATCTGTTTGCAAGTTTTTAAATTCATGGTCTACCTCCTGTACTTTAGGCTCTACTACAATTTTTGTTAGAAAAGAAAAACCTTTTGAGTATTGAAATACTCTCAAACCTTTTCCATTATTAGAGTTCTCATAACATTTAAATTTATGAGGGCACCAAGCGCAGTTCTTATGTAATTTTTCATTGCCCTTTACGCCATCTGGTACAGTATCATAACAGTAATCTTCAGGGGGTGCGTCTTTTGAAAGAGCAATCTTTAGATTTTTTATTTTATTTTTTATATTAGGTTTGTCTAAATCTTCTGGCTGATAAAAACATAGCTCACCATTTTCTTTATTGATAACTAGTAGCCCTCCATTACTAGTACCTTCTGATTCTTCGTACCCTGCAAGCTGTCCTAAGTATCCAAAGGGATCGTCATCTCTCAGTGTTCCGTTCTTAAATTTGTTGAATGCAAAACCAGACGCAGTTTTTATATCTACAACTTCATCATCTATGATGCAGTCTATGTGTCCAGTTATGCTATCAACTACAACTTGTTTTTGTTCTCCAGTTATATCGTGTCCAGATATAACAACAAAAAGTTTAACTAGTTCTTCTAGCATATGACCATAAAGAAACTTGATCTGCGTAGAAGGATTAGTTTTAAAAGATTCTTGATCTGTAGTCTGGCTATCAAACCACAAACGTCTAGCAGGTTTACCTACATTAGACATCCGTATAGAGAAATTAGAATCTCTTTTAGTTGGGTTAGCCCAAGAGCGCATTACATCTTTCATAGCTTCACCAAAGTTTTCTATCTGTTGTTCAGATATATCCAGAGGTTTGCCATCTGATAAAGGTTCTAAGGTTTTATATATATCTTCAACTAAAGTATTCATATTCTATGTTTCACAAATCTACATTTGCGACTCTTTGAATTGTAATGTAAGTACTGTACGTTCAGTTCTTTTTGTAATGGAGTTTTTGCTGAAAGCCTTCCATCTTTATATGACTTAACGTCAATCAATTTTATTTCTCCTTTAGGACACATAGCTACAATATCTACTGGTCCAGTACAGCCACAGTTTTTAAAGACATGATAACCATTATCCCACAGCCATGTGATAGCATAATGTTCTGCCAGATCACCTACTCTACTTGGATCGTGTTTAAGTTTCATTTGTGCGTAACCCCTCTACTGCCCCATTTTCTATTTCATCATAGGTAAAAGAACTATACAAAGCTCTTTCATAATCTCTTTTTGTTTTTATTCTTTCTGTCCAAATGTGATCTTCTCCCCACCCAGAACTGTCTGCGGTTTCTCTAGCTTCATGTTTGTCTTTTACAACACCTATTACCATTCCACGTGGATAATCTAAATCTAAGTCATTGTCAAGATCAGGCGTTAAAATCATATAACAATTTTTCCATTCTTTGTATGTAGGTACTTCTACTTTTTTAATGTGTTTCACTCCAGTTATCTCCTATGTGATATTCACCATCTAAAGGACACTTCATATTAAAAGCAAGTCCTGCGTTTTGTATAGCTTTTATACCTAGTTCACCTACAAGTTTAGCATCTTTCTTTATAACTTCTATCTGCCATTCATCGTGTATGTTAGCTACAAAGTGAGCATCTAAATCATTGTCTATGATGTAACTGTTGAGTAGCTCTAATGCTTTCTTCATTACGATACTACCACCGCCCTGCAGTAAAGCATTGAGGGCTGAGTGTGCTGACCTAATGTATATCTTCCTACCATCTAATCCTTTAATGAAGCCTTTAGCTGATGCTCTTGTAACTCTGTCTTTGAGATGTTTAAGTGATGGGAGATTATCGAGGAAACGTTGTTTAAGTCTTTGACCATCTTGTTTGCCTCCTCCAACCACTGTTCCCAGCTTTTCATTTCCTGCTCCGTATATAAAGGCATAGATGAATGTCTTCGCCTGATTTCTTGATTCAAGTCCTGCAAGGTTTTGATTAGCGGTGTGTATATCCCCATGTAAAATTTCATTAGTAAAGTCCTCATCATTCATATAGTGAGCAAGCATTCTCAGTTCTAATCCAGAGGCATCAATACCTACTAGATTATAATCTTTAGGAACTGTCCAACAAGCACGACACTCTGTCCCATAAGGAGCATTAGAGTTAGGTACTTGAGCAAGGTTAGGTTCTCTATGCGTCATCCTTCCTGTGATTGTACCATTAGGATTTACAAAACCATGTACCCTATCTATACTATCTACATTATCTATCCAAGATTTTATCTGTGCTATTCTTTTCTGATACATAAGATAGTCAGCAATAAGCGTAGCTTGAGGGATACCCTTTATATTTTTAAGAGTACCCTCGTCTACAATAGGTTGACCAGTAGGTGTAAACTTATTTGGCTTCCAACCAAACTTCTTTAAGTACTCACCAATCTGCTTACGTGAACCCAAGTTAAACTCTGTACGGCTTATCCTTTTTATTTCATCCTGCTCATTCAATGCATCGTACTCATCAGAATTTAATCTGTACTTAACTCCATCAGAATCCACAGCCATTTTAGATAATTTACCTGAATTAGTTTTAACAGGATATAATATCAAAGTATGTTCTTCAGGTTTAAATTCTTTGTGTACTTCTGCAACAGTAGCATCGAGCTTATCTTTTAATGTAGCAAGTAATAGACAGGCATGTCTGACATCAAGTAGAAAACCTTTCTCTCTTTGCTTGTTTAAGATACCGGCAATGTTCTGTTCTAAGTTTATAGAGTCTCTAGAAAAACCTTGCTTCTCTTTGCTAAGAGCATCGTACACTCTCTTATTCAAGAGTACATCTCTCTCGCAGTATGTCACCATCTCCTGAGAAAAGTGTCCATAATCATCAAACTCAATCTTAGGAAACTTTAGTCTAAAGCCCCATGATTCTAGACCATGATTGCCTTCCCGAACTGGGTTAAATAAACGAGATAACACTAAGGTATCTACTAATGGTTTAGCAGATAGATCAATGCCAGTAAGCTTATGAATGACAGGAATGTCAAAGCCTATAATGTTGTGACCAATAAGTTTGTCAGCCTCCTGTAACTTACTGAGTCCTTCTTGTAATGTGTTGCCATAGTAAGAGTTCAACTCCTCTGTCTTAGTATCACAGGTACTTAGACACCATATCTTTGTAGCGTCTAGACCGTCAGTTTCTACGTCGAATACTAAGGAACTCATAGCTCTTCTCCATCATCTATATAATCTTGAGAATCTACTTCTGATAGCCTACCAGTATCCTGATTGTATAGCAAATGGGTAGCCATTCCTACATCACCAGTATATCTAGATTTAAGTACACGCAGATGAGTTGTCTGAGCTTCTATAGGATCATCCGATTGTTGGTTACGTTCTAAAGCTATAACACAATCAGACAACTGAGCAATAGACTGAGAGCCTCGCAAGTGATTAAGCCCCACAGTAACTCCATTCTCATGCCCCCTGTTGCCTTCTACTCTACGCAAATGAGAAACTAGTATCATCCCTGCCCCTGTTTCTTCTACAATAGAGCGAAGCCTAGTCATAATACTATCAATAGTTCTGCGCTCATCCCCTTCAGTTGATGATGATACAAGCATATGTAAATGGTCAACTACTAT